AGTGCAGGAGCTTGAGAAGGACGACCTTGAGGATTACTCCGAGAAGGTTAAGAAGCGCCTATCTCAGATGAAAAAGGTCTGGCACGACGAGCGTCGTGAGAAAGAACGTGCCCTGCGGGAGCGAGAAGAGGCTCTACGTTTTGCCCAAGCACGTGAGCAAGAGATTAAAACCCTCAAGCAGCGTCTTGGACATAACGAGCAGGCATTTATTAAAGAGGCAGAGCGTGCTGCAAATACGGATCTAGCGGTTGCTAAGTCCCAACTAAAGCAGGCTTATGACAGCGGTGATTCAGAGCTAATTGCGAATGCTCAAGAGGCCCTGACTGACGCGAAATTAAAATTACAAAACCTGTCTCGTATAAAACCCTCTTTACAACGCGAAACGGAAAGAGTAGAACAGAATCAACAGGTAACGACACCCCAAGCTGCTCCTGTGCCGCAGGTCGATCCAAAGGCCGAGGCGTGGCGAGAGAAAAACACTTGGTTTGGTGTGGACGAGGAGATGACCGCCCTCGCACTCGGCCTGCACGAAAAACTGGTCCGGAGCGGCGTAGACCCGAACACAGACGAGTATTACCGCCGAGTCGATGACAGTATGAGGAAGCGATTCCCTGAAGCATTTGACGATGCCGAAGAAGAGCCGACTCAAACGAAGCAGGCCCAAAAGCCCGCTCGCACAAAACCAGCTACTGTTGTGGCACCAGCTACGCGGGCAACCGCGCCGCGTCAGGTCCGCCTGACACCGACTCAAGTTGCAATCGCCAAGAAACTTGGACTGAGCAACGAACAGTACGCACGTGAACTTATGAGACTGGAGAACGACAATGGCTGAGAATAGATTGACTCGTGAAGTTGAAAATCGAGAGTCAGCGCAACGCAAAATGGCGTGGACTCCCCCTCAAACGCTTCCTGAACCGGAGGCTCAAGATGGTTGGGTGTTCCGCTGGATCCGGACAAGTATTATGGGTCAAGCAGATCCCTCTAATACGTCTGCAAAATTTCGGGAAGGTTGGGAGCCGGTTAAGGCTTCTGAACAACCCAAGTTGATGATGCAAGCTGATCCCAATAGTCGTTTTAAAGACAACATTGAGATTGGCGGGTTATTGCTCTGTAAGGCTCCGGCTGAGTTAATGGGCCAACGTGACAGCTACTACGCTAAGCAGGCTCAGTCTCAAATGCAGTCTGTAGACAATAACTTTATGAGGCTGAACGACGAGCGTATGCCCCTCTTTAATGAGCGGAAAACGACGGTCTCGTTTGGCAAAGGCAAATAAATTCATTTTTAGGAGTATCAAATGGCTTATCCCACTGTTGATGCACCTTATGGCTTGAAACCGGTCAATCTGATCGGCGGCTTGCCATTTGCGGGTGCTACGCGACAGATTCCGATTGGGAGCAACTACGGCACCGCTATCTACAACGGTGATGTCGTTCAGTTGAACTCGTCGGGAAATGTCATCATCACGACCCTCCAGAACAACGCTTCGCCGCTTGCCGGTGTTATTGGCGTGTTCCTCGGATGTTCGTACACCAACCCGGCCACGAAGCAGAAGCTCTTCTCGCAGTACTATCCGGGCGGTGTTGTCGCTGACGACATTATGGCGTTTGTTTCGGATGACCCGAACGCGCTCTACAAGGTTGTCAACGTAACGAGCAACGTTGCGGACAGCACTTCTGGCGGCCTCCTCCCGGCTTTTGTTTCCCGTGCCAACTCGTTTGGTGCGAACGCGGAACTCGTCCTCAACACGGGTTCTTCGGTCACGGGCGACAGCAAGATGGGTATCTACATCAACAACGTGACGACCTCGTTGCCGTTCCGTGTGGTTGATGTGGTGGTGGACACTGCGAATAGCAGCGGCAACATTGTCGAGTTCATCGTCAAGTTCAATGCTGGTTACCACGCGTATAACAACGCGTCGGGCACCTAATAGGGAGTTCTAAGAAATGGCTATTTCACGTGCACAATTACTGAAAGAGCTGCTTCCCGGCCTGAACGCCCTGTTCGGTCTGGAGTACAAGCAGTACGGCGAAGAGCACAAGGAGATCTACGAGACTGAGACCTCCGAGCGTTCCTTCGAAGAAGAGACGAAGCTGAGCGGATTCTCCGCTGCCCCGGTTAAGCCGGAAGGCCAAGCCATTGCGTACGATAACGCGCAGGAAGCTTGGACGGCTCGTTACAACCACGAGACGATTGCTCTCGGCTTCTCCATCACGGAAGAAGCGGTTGAAGATAACCTGTACGACTCGCTCAGCAAGCGCTATACGAAGGCTCTTGCTCGCGCTATGGCGTACACGAAGCAGGTTAAGGCGGCCTCGGTCCTTAACAATGGTTTCGCCGCTGCCTACACGGGCGGTGACGGTCAGCCGTTGTTCTCGGCCTCGCATCCGCTTATCTCGGGCGGTGTCAACAGCAACCGTTTGACGGCTTCTGACCTCAACGAAACTTCGTTGGAAGCGGCTGTCATTCAGATCGCTGGTTGGACCGACGAGCGTGGTCTCTTGATCGCGGCGAAGCCCAACAAGCTCATCGTTCCCCCGGCCTTGATGTTCGTTGCCAAGCGGCTCCTCGACACGGAACTCCGTGTTGCGACTGCTGATAACGACATCAACGCGCTGAAGGCGATGGGTGCGATTCCGGGCGGTTACACCGTGAACCACTTCTTGACCGACCCGAACGCTTGGTTCTTGACGACCGACGTTCCGAACGGCATGAAGCACTTCGTGCGTACCCCGCTTGCGAACAGCATGGACGGAGATTTCGACACCGGCAACGTCCGGTACAAGAGCCGCGAGCGTTATAGCTTCGGCTGGTCGGATCCGCTGGGCATGTTCGGTTCGCCGGGCGCGTCCTGATAGCTTTCTCCTAGAGGGCTAGAGTTGAGGGGTTACAGGTAGCAATGCTTGTAGCCCCTCTTTTTTAGTGATATACAGTCGTTATCGGGAAAAATTTCGTTTACCAGACAGCCCCGACTGACGACATGCAGACTGGTAAACACAACTCGCATGTGAGGAATTGAAATGGCTACTACTACATTTTCCGGCCCGGTAGTTTCACAGAACGGCTTTGTCGGCACGTTCGCGGGCAATATTGTTGGCAACGTCACCGGAAACTTGACCGGCGATGTCTTCGCTTCGGTTCAGACGGTTTCTGGCGAAGGTTCGGTCAACTTGACCGATATGTTCACCTCGCTCACCACCTCGGGCGTGGGTCAGGCTTTGACTCTTGCTAACGGCACGGTCGGTCAGATCAAGATCATCACCCACACGGTTGACGGCGGTTCGGCGGTTCTCACCCCGACCACGAAGATTGGCTTCACCACGATTACGTTCACCAACGTTGGTGATGCGGTCACGCTGATTTACACCTCGGCTGGCTGGGCTATCGTGGGAATCAACGGGGCTGTCGCTGCTTAATAGGAGCCGCTAATGGCTATGCAAACAGATGTATTAGCTAGTGCGGTTCGAACTACTGACGGGCTTATCGCTGATCAGGCGACTAATTCCCTCGGGCGTTGCCGCGTAAAGGCTATTTACATCATCCCCGCAGCCGGTGCAGGCAGTGTGGTGTTCAAGGACGGCGGTGCTTCGGGTGTGGTCAAGGCGACCATCAATACCCTCGCGGCATCTACGGCCCCGGACTACGTACTGCTCCCCGGCGAAGGCTTATTGTTCCAGACCAACGTTTATGTTGATGTCACGGACATTGCCTCGGTGATGGTGTTCTATGCCTAAGTCTCCTGCGTGGCAGCGTAAGGAAGGCAAAAACCCTGCTGGCGGCTTAAATGCCAAAGGCAGGGCTTCCTACAACCGTGCTAATCCCGGCAAACCGGGTCTGAAGCGGCCTCAACCCGAGGGCGGTTCTCGTAAGAAATCGTTCTGTGCAAGAATGTCCGGAATGAAGAAAAAGCTTACGAGCGCCAAGACTGCTAATGACCCCAACAGTCGGATTAACAAAAGTCTTCGTGCGTGGAATTGCTGAAGATGAAACACGAAAGTCAGGAAATCGTTAAGACCGTTGGCGATGCAGTTTCGGTCTTTACCGTAGTAGGGACGTTGATAGAGATGCTCCCCTCAATTGCAGCACTAATCACAATCGTGTGGACGGGCATCCGTATCTACGAAACAGATACGGTTAAAGACATTATTTCCCGGTGGAAGAACCGAGACTGAAATGCCTAGCAAGTCCGGCAAACAACATCGTTTGATGGCAGCGGTCGCTAATAATCCGGCGTTCGCTAAGAAGGTTGGTATCTCACCTAAAGTGGGAAAAGAGTTCGTCAAGGCCGACAAAGGCCGCAAATTCAAAGGTAAATCCAAATGAAGAAAGGTATGGCTGACAAGATGGGCCGCGCCCTCAAGAAGAAAGGCGCTGCTGGCAAGGCTATGATGGGCTACAAGAAAGGTGGCTCCATCGACGGTGTTGCTACGAAGGGCAAGACCAAGGGCAAGATGGTCAAAATGCGTATGGGAGGCTCCTGTGGCTAAGTCTAGAGTTAAACCCCCGGCTCCTAAAGTCGGTTCTCCGTCTGACGATTTGATCTCTCGCGGAATGCTCCCCGATGTCCCGACGATTAAGCCGGGTGCGGGATTTGGCGACGATATCAAGACCAAGAAGCCGGGCGGCAAATATGCTGGCGGTCGCGTAAAGAAGATGAGCAATGGTGGCTCTGCTTCTAGCCGTGCCGATGGCTGCGCCGTTAAAGGCAAGACTCGTGGGAAGTTTGTGTAATGAAGCGCAAGGTTCGCCGCTACGCTGAAGGCGGACTCGGGTACGAAGAGGACCCGATGCCGGGCACTCAGTCTGACAAAAAGTCATCGAGCAAAAAGTCGGGTAAGGACAAGACTCCTTCTCGTCGCGTAAGCCCGATGGAGTTCATGAAAGACTACGAGGACTCTGAGCCGTCTGAAAAGATCCGCAAAGGGGCTAAATCAGCAGCGTCAGCGGCGAACAAAGGTAACCTTCCCGGCGACCGTAGCACCGGATTCGGTAGTTTAGGAAAAAGTATGTACGCTGATCTCGACGAGAAGCGTGCTAAAGAAGCTCTTGGCAGTATGGCTGAAGCGGCAGCGGCGGGAGCGGGCGGCGCAGCGGCGGGAGCCAAGTTAGGACTCCGTGCTAAGCAGGCGCTCCGTCGTATGCAAACGGCTCGTGATAACGCTGCTGAACGTGCTGCGGATAAGGCTGGCGAAGCGGCTCGGCGTGGTATGTCCCGTCGTGGCATTCCTCGTTATGACGAACGGTATCGTGCTAGCTCGGAAGGGTCTGATCGTCGCGCTGCATACGCAGACGAGTTGCCAGAAGGTCTTAAGTTCAAGCGTGGCGGCGCAGTGAAGTCCTCAGCCTCAAGCCGTGGTGACGGTATCGCTAAGCGCGGTAAAACTAAAGGACGGATGATCTGATGCGTATCCCCAAATACACGGCTGGTATGTTCAAGAAGAAGATGCCCCGCTTTGGGGCTGCGCCTATTAAGAAGCCAAGCCTTCCCCGCCCTCCAAAGCCTCGTGCTAAGAAGTACGCGGATGGCGGTGAGATTGAGGAAGTGATTGTTTCGCCCGAAGACTACGAGCGCGAAGAGATTGCAGAGAAGATCCGCCGTGGATCTAAGGGTCCTCCGCGCCGTAACCGACGAAAGAACGATAAGGAATTGGCTAAGGAAGCCATTGATGAAATGATCGCTAACCCGCCGTACAAGAAAATGGTACAGCAGTTAGGTACGGTCAAGCTCAACAAGGGCGGCTCTATCGACGGCTGTGCTGTTCGCGGTAAGACCCGAGGCAAGTTTGTATGATGGCCTCTCGCGGTATGGGCGCAATCAGTCCGAAGAAGGTTCCCCGTGCTAAGCGGCGTGGGGACTCTAAGCCTGTCATCGGTACGGGTAAGCCCATCCGCACTTTCAAGGAAGGCGGCGAGAGCAAGGTCAACGAGGCTGGTAACTACACTAAGCCGGGGATGCGTAAAGCATTGTTCAACAGCATCAAGAATAGTGCTGTTCAGGGCACTGCCGCAGGGCAGTGGTCGGCTCGTAAGGCGCAGTTGTTGGCTAAACGCTACAAAGAGAAGGGTGGTGGGTATAAATCATGAAAGCCCCCCAGCAATCGCTGAAGGCTTGGACTCAGCAGAAATGGAGAACGAAAAGTGGTAAACGATCTTCTGATACGGGTGAAAGATATCTTCCGGAGGCTGCGATCAAAGCTCTCAGCCCAGCCGAGTACGCCCGAACCACTGCCGCCAAGCGCCGAGGAAAAGCCCAAGGTAAGCAGTTCGTACAGCAACCCAAGGGCATTGCTGCTAAAACGCGCAGCTACCGCCAAAAAGGCAAGTAAGAAGCCAAAGGTTAAAAAGTAATGGCTGACAAGACTACAGCTACAACCGACTTCAACCTCGACCTCAATACCATCGTAGAAGAGGCTTTCGAGCGTTGTGGTGCGGAACTGCGTACCGGGTATGACCTGCGTACGGCGAAGCGTAGTCTGTCGTTGCTTCTGATGGACTGGGCCAACCGTGGTGTCAATTTGTGGACCCTAGAAC